TTAAGCATGTTGAAGACTTCTATAATGAAGTGCCAGAAGGCACAAAGGTGATTGTGTTTGGCGTGGACAAAACAAAAACATTCACCGAGCTTTGCGATAAAGAAAGCGGTGTTATTAAAGACTTGATTACCTCTGAAAATGGTGCTCTCCGTGGCATTTTTGTGGCTGGTGACGGTCGAGAAGCGACAGTTACAACGCAAGGTCTTGATGAAGATGTTTTTACAGCTTTACCAAAGGCGCAACAACTTGCAGAATGGGCAACGGAGAGTCTTTTTGCACCTCTTTTCGTAGTTCTTGAAGGTCGTGGTTTCAAAGGCACAAAGCCTAAATCCTTGCGCAAAGAGAAGTACAATCGTGTAGCAGTTCTTATTGGTGATACCACTAAATCTTCTGAAGGTGCTGCCGTTGGAACTCTAGCTGGAAGATTAGCTATCATTCCAGTTCAACGTAACGTTGGACGTGTTAAAGATGGTTCGCTATTCCCTCTTGAGATGTTCTTAGGTGAAAATACCGTGGAAGAATCTTTCGGTCTTGTTTCTGATTTGTACGACGCAGGCTATATCACTCCTCGTAAGTATGTAGGCAAAAGCGGATACTACTTCGTGGATGATCAGATGGCTTGCGAGCAAACCGACGACTACTCGCACTTAACTGCTCGAAGAACTATTGATAAGGCTTATCGAATTGCCTATAACGCACTTCTTAACTTCATGTTAGATGAGCTCACTGTGAATGAAGATGGCACATTGCATCAAGGCGTTGTGATGGCTTGGCAGCAAGAAATCGAGAATGCTATCAATCGTGCAATGACTGCAGCAGGCGAACTATCTGCAACAGAAGCAGGCGAAGGCTGTAAAGCTTTCATTGATGCTTCGCAGAATGTTCTTGCAACTAGCAAAATCAATGTAACTATCAAAGTTAGACCATTTGGCTATTCACGCTTTATCGACGTGAATTTAGGCTTCTTGGTTGAAGAGAGTGGAAAGTCAAAAGGTAAAAAGTAAAATAATGCAAGGTAGGTTAAATCCTACCTTGCTATAAAACTTAAAAGATATGTTTAATTCAAGAGAGTATGAATGGGCAGACATCACCGTTGTAATGGGTGGACGCAACATTACTGGCTTGCGTGGCATCAAGTACAACATTAAGCGTGAAAAGGAATTGCTCCATGCAAAGGGCAATAAGCCTCACTCTGTACAGCGTGGTAATTACGATTACAGCGGTGAAATTAGCCTTGTGCAAAGTGAGTATTTAGCACTTCGTGAAGCTGCTAAAGGTGATATTTTGAACACGTCGATAGACATCGTCGTTGCGTATGGCGACCCATCGCAAGGTGATGCCATGACAACAGACATTCTTATCGGTGTAGAATTTACAGAAGATAATACAGAGTGGAAGCAAGGTGACAAGAACCTTGAAAAGGCTATTCCATTCATTTTTTTAAACAAAAAACAAGCGTAAAAGATGAAGTTTACAAAAGAGCAAATTAAAGAGTGGAAAGCTAAACATGGTGAGCTTTTCGAAATCACAGTAGAAGATAAGAGTTGCATTTTGCATCGTCCAACTCGTAAGGATTTATCTTATGCTTCAGCGGTGAAAGACCCAATCAAGATGAGCGAAGTAATGCTGAATGCCTTATGGGTTGATGGCGATGAGGAAATTAAAGAGGATGACTCTTTGTTCTTAGCAGCAATCCAAAAGATGCAAGAAATCTTGGAGGTGAAAGAAGCAGAAATAAAAAAGCTCTAGAAGATGCTGAAGTTGATACTTCGGATGGTGTAGATATTCTCTTTTGGGACACCGTACTCCGCTATTACCTTTCGATTGACCCTAACGAAATGCCCGACGAGGTTTGGGCGCAAACGATAAAAAATCTGAGTGAAATAAGAAAGCTAGAAAAGGATGGATAATGCTTTAAAATTTTTAATAAAGATAACGGCAACGCCAGGTAACACTTTGGCGACTGCTCGTCTTTGCGAAAAACAGCTTGATAACATAAAATTAAAATCTTTGGAGGCGAAAACAGCACTTACAAAGACGTTTAATTTTAGTTCTTTCAAGTCTGGTTTAATGAGCATCCCAGGTATGGCATTCTTGATGAATCCTACAACGCTCATCGGTGCTGGTATCGGTGCAGTTTCACGTCTTGGAGCGCAAGCCGAGAGCACCGCTGTTGCGTTTAAAACTCTTGTGGGTGACGAGAAGAAAGCAGGCGCAATGCTTAAAGAAATAGGCGACTTTGCAAACCATTCACCATTCGGCAAAATGGAACTCGTCGAGGGGGCGCAACAGATGCTTAACTTTGGTATTTCAACTGAAAAAGTTTTGCCACTGATGAAGCAGTTAGGTGATATTTCAGGTGGTAATAAAGACAGGTTCGCATCTCTTTCACTTGTGATGGGTCAAGTATCTTCTACAGGTTACTTAATGGGTCAAGATTTACAGCAGTTCATCAACGCTGGATTTAATCCAGTTTATGAACTTTCAGAGATGACAGGCAAATCTGTTTCGGACCTCAAAGACATGATGTCTAAAGGACAAATCACTGCTGAAAATGTAGCACAAGCAATTGCACATGCAACTGGTGAAGGTGGAAAGTTCCACGGCATGATGGAAGCTAAAAGCCAAACCCTGGAAGGAAAGCTTTCAACACTTCAAGATACAGTTGTAACGAGTGCAGAAGAGCTTTCAAAAGGCATTAATAGCCCTATTGGTGAATTGGTTGATCAAATTACCGCCATTATTCCAACTATCACAAATGGATTACAGATGGTATTCAGGGCGTTTGGTGCATGCATCAAGTTTGTGATGAAGTTCAAAACCGAATTAGCAATACTTGGAGGAGTTGTGCTAGCTATCTTCACTATGTGGAAAGTCTACAATGCAGCGTTAGCAGCTTATTTGGTTGTTTCAAAACTTTGCCAGGCAGCAACTGTTATTTGGACTACAGTTCAATGGGCATTGAACGCAGCAATGACAACAAACCCTATAGGATTTGTGATTACTGCAGTTGTCGCACTTGTAGCAGCGATAGGATATGCCTGGGTTAAGTTTGCAGGCTTTAGAGCCTTCTTAATCACAATGTGGGACACGATAAAGCAGTTCGGAAATATCTTAAAAGACTTCTTGATTGATAGAATTACGGACTTGGTGAAAGGCTTAGGCAGTGTTGCGACATCACTTTATAAGTTGTTTAAAGGTGATTTCAAAGGTGCAGCGGATTCATTCACTGATGGCATTAAGCAGATAAGTGGTTATAACGCTTTTAAGAAAGCCTACATTTCAGCTTATGACACTGCAACTAATATCGGTGCTAACTTTAATAAGAACCTAAAGAATGAGCGAGCAAAGGACAAAGCGAAAGCTGAAAGCAAGTCTGAGATAGCAGAGCCAGGAACTAAAGGTTCTGCAAAAACAACAAGTAACGAGGTTGTTTTTGGTGAAGGCAAGAAAGGTAAAGGCAAAAAAGGCAAGAAGGCCGTGACGTACGAGATTATTATGAAGAATGGCCGCGAAGAGTCGCGCAAGCAGCTCAGCAGTGTGGTGACGCAAGAGCCGGTCAACCGGGTGGAGATCGTTGGGACGAAGAAGAAGTCGGTCGATACCACCTTTAGCGGTGACTTTGCGGGGGCGCTAGCGAAGCTGCGTAGCTGCGAAGGGAGCTACACCTCCAACACTGGCAATGGTTACTATGGTGCGTACCAATTTGACATCAAGACCTGGGGTGGCTTTGGTGGCTATGCCAATGCAGCACAGGCGCCACCAGAGGTGCAAGACCAAAAAGCCTGGGAAACGTACCAGCGTCGTGGCTGGCAACCCTGGCCAACGTGTAAGAATAAGATGGGGCTGCAAGACATCTACCGCTAGCAGCCTAGCTAAGAGAACGAGATGATTACGAAGAGCCTCCATCGCTTGTGGCAGCATCGTCAACCAATGATTGCCTGCTTGCTGGGGCTGAGTGTGATAAGCGGCCTTGTCGTGGCAAGCTATGCCTCGGCTCAGAGCCCAGTAGCGGTACCAGCTCGACTTGTTACTGTAGTAGAGAATGGTCGAGAGCGTGCTGTGTACTCGACTGCTTCGTCTGTGCGGGAGCTCATCGCTACCTCAGGTATGAAGATCGATGCCTCGCATGACTCCGTCTGGCCCCACCTTGATACGTCGCTTGCGCAGGCAGCGCCAACAGTGACGATTCAGCGTGCTCGGTTAGTCACTGTGATAGATGGTAAGAACCGTTCTCGTGTGCTCACCTCAGCGCAAACGCCGCAGGATATTGCTAAGGCGGCTGGTATGGTACTCTACCGCGAGGACAGAGCCAGCTTCCAGACACCTGGCAACATTGCACTGGACGGGCCAAGTGAGATAATGACCATCCATCGCGCACCGATGCATACGGTGACGGTGGAGGAGCCGATTGCATTTGCGACCGAGACGATTAAAGATAAGCAGCAGTTCATCGGTAGCAAAACAATCAAGCGAGCTGGCCAGCCAGGTATACGCCGCATGACCTATACGGTTGAGATGAAGGATGGTGCTGAGGTGCAGCGTCGCTTGACAGCGCAAACAGTGGTACAGCAGCCGATTACGCAAGTAGAAGTGGTTGGAATGAAGCCCAAGAATCCATTGACGAAGAGCAAGGGTGCGCATCACTTTACTGACAGCAAAGGGGTGAGCCACCGCGAGACATACTACGATTTGCCGATGAACGTTGCCATGCGTAACTGTGGTGGCGGCACTTACACCATTCGCGGTGATGGCGCTAAGGTCGACAAAGACGGCTACATCCTCGTGGCGGCGAATTATAGCAACTACCCACGCTGCTCGGTAGTTGAAACAAGCATGGGCCCAGGCAAAGTGTACGATACTGGCAGCTTTGCCACCAAGCATCCGCACGGCTTCGACCTCGCGACAGATTGGACGAAGGCGGATGGGAAGTAGATACTGCGCAGAATTCTGATATATTTATTGTGCCGCTGCGATGGTCTCAGCGTATAGTTGTTCGAATGTCTTCTTTTTACCCTGACCTCGTCCACCAAATCGTTTGCCGCTCCGTCGACGGAAGTTTTTGCCATGATGCCGCTTTTCTGGGTTGTCTCGGGCTGATCGTGCTCGCCCAACAGCATCTGAGCGGTTGATCTCGCGCATAATAGAAGAAATATCACGCGAAGTCAGTGACGTGTGAGCGGCCTCATCAGATTGTTTTGTTGTGCGAGAACGACGTTTTGTTGCTGCTGATCGAACAGTGTGTTTAGTATGATGTTTCTTGGGCGACGGTGCTTGTTCTTGCGTGGTGGGTTGGTTCTGAAAGTCGGGAGTATAATCCATTAAAATGAGATCGCGTTTTGCGAGACATGCAAAGAGCTCGTCTTGGGCGTGGCTAGGCATATCGATGCCAAACTCATGATAGAGAACACTGATAACACGGCGTTTTGTGGGGCGCTGTGCTGGGTCAAGCTCTGTTACTAATTGGTATACCATATCGGCAATAGCAGTTGTATCAGGAGTGATAGTGTGCTCATACACTGTGCTTATTTGACTATGATCGGCCAGTGTTGTTGCTGAGTGCTTGGTATCTAGGTTATTAGGTTGATGAGTATTCGATGAGAGAGGCGCATGTGTTAGTGGCTCGTGAGGTAGTGGTGTGTTGGGGTGAGACGGGCGCGTATCATGATCAGTATCCGGACGGGTATCGACTACGACGACGGCGGGGTTAAGCCGATATGTGCGCCCACGCCGTTGGCCAAGTGCTTGTACAACAGGGGTTGACTCGTCTGTAAGCCAGGCAAGTTGTGATAGCAAAACGCGTGCGCTGCGGGAAAAAGTGGTTCGTCTTGTATTTTCGCTGCGTGCATGAGGTTGAAAGCCATGCTCGCGAATGTCATGAGGCCGCATAACTTTATCGCGATGGCAGAGGAGGGTATTGAAGATAAATAGTTCATCTCCAGATAGGATGGTGCGATGATCTCCGATAGCAATAGTACTATCGCTTTCTATTGTTAGAGTGATTGGGTCAACATCCTCAGGTGGGTTTACTGCAGGAATGTAGTCGGGTGACACGATACGAGCGTAGAGATCAGGCATTCCCTGCTTATCACGTGCTTCAACAGAGGATATTGTGGTGGCCGGTTCTGATGATAGCTCGGTGTTGGCCTCATCTGCTAGGGGTGTGGTCTCTGATGTCTTAGATGGTGGCAGTGCTTCCAATGGTTGAGCTGCCTCAGATTTGTCTGCGAAAGAAGTAGAAGGATCTGCCTCGGAAAGTGATTGTAGTGATGATGGTATGTTGTGCTCTTGAGAGTCTGTAGTAGGAGCAGGATCGATAACAGGTTCAGGGCTATCTAATGATGGTGAGAGGCTTGGCTCGGTAGTTACCTGTGGCCCGTAACTAGTAAGCTGCGGGATAAACGACATGCTAAGCTCTGCTATACGCGCGAGCTGTGCTTGAATTCGTTGGTGGCGGCATTCTTCTGTTTTTTCTGTTTCTTCGCTATGCTTATGGGTAGCCCAATATCCAACAGCGGCGGAGCCAACGAGCGCGACTTGCTCTTCAATGCTGCGAAGCTCTTCTTCCAGTAGCTCGGGCCAAGATAAGTGATACGAGGCTGCAGGGGTGTCTGAGGGCTCCT